ACGACGCTCTTCCGATCTGCTAAGAAGCGCACGAACCAAATTTTTGAAATTTTGGTTTGAAAACAAAAACAAAAGAAAAAAATAGCGAAAAAATAATTATAAAAATTAAAGTTTATAATTAATGTGTCGTTATGTTAGAAAGGTGGCTTAAAATGACACGTTACGAAGAATTAGAAAGCAAATTACAAGACGTTAAAGAGCCGAAAAAGAGTTTTATACTTTCATTACTTAAAGATTATGTGTGGTTAGAGGCGCAAATAGAGGAGTTAAGAAAATACCCACGTTATTTAATTAACCCTAAAGATCCTAAGCAACAGAAAAAGCTAGAAGTACATAATATGCTAAAAGATTATCAAGCACAAAAGGACGATATAGCAACAAAGATCTTAAGAAGTTTAGACGACGAAATAGGCGAAGAAAGTCCGCTATTAAAAGCTTTAGCGAGGTTTTCAAAATGAAACCTTACATAGTTCAATACTATGAAGCGATAAAGACGGGTTTTATAGAAATTGACGGTAAACAAGTTAAGTTAGTTGTTGGAAGCAAAATTAAAAAAGTAATTGAAAGATTAATAAGTTATTTTGACGACGAGCGAATACTTTTTGATCCTAAAGAATGTTATAAACGCTTTGAATTTGAAGAAAGTATGTGCTTACAAGGCTATGCGCCGTTTTTCAATAAACCAATAAGCTTAATGTTATGGCAAAAAGCATTTTATGAAGCAATATATAGCTTTTATGATAAACAAACTGGCTTATTACTAATTAATGAGGCTTTGCTAGAGGTTGGTCGTAAAAACGGAAAAAGCACAATGGTTGCAGCTGACGGAAACACTGACTTATTTATAGGCGAGGGCGGTATTAATATATGTTGCTGCTCCAATGACGATCGACAAGCAAAATTAATATGGAGTGAAGTTGCTGGTATGCGTTCAAGGTTAGATCCTAAGAACGAAGTAACAAGCCATAACCTTACTGAGATAAGAAATAATGCTAAAAACATAAAAATATTAAGACTTTCAAGCAAAACACAAAACAAAGACGGTTTTAACTTTAAAAAAACCTATCACGACGAGGCGCACGATTGTAAAAATGACGATATAGCCGAAGCGTGCTTACGATCAATGAGTACGCACGACGAGCATTTATATGTAACAGTTTCAACAACTGGCTTTTTAAATGAAATGTATTTCGATAAAAAGCTAGAATATGCTAACGCTTGGTTAAATGGCGAAATAGACAATATTCATTACTTGCCTTTTCTTTTCGAGCAAGACGACGAAAGCGAAGTATGGAGCGGCAACCGTGATTTATGGCAAAAAGCAAACCCTAGTTTAATTTATGGCGTTAAAAAGTGGAGTTTTATAGAACAAAACATTATTAAAGCACAAATTGATAAAGAAAGCCGTATGCATTTATTAACTAAAGATTTTAATATTAAAGTTTCAAATTCTAAAGCTTGGTTGACACTTGAAGAATACGATTACGAGCAACAACCATTTACTTTAAAAGATTTTAGAGAATGTGTAGCGCTTGGATCAGTTGACTTATCAGACTGTGGCGACTTAACAGTGGCCGAATTATTGCTAATGCGAAAAGGCAATAGCGTTAAATATGTAGTGCCTCAATTTTTTATACCAGAAAGCAAGCTGGAGGACAAAGACAATGGCGCAAAATATAAAGAGTGGAGCCAAACAATAAACCCAGTCACTGGCGATCCTTATGTAATTGTAATTAAAGGAAACAAAATTAATCAAAAGAATGTTGCTGACTGGTACCAGTCTTTGCGTGATAAATACGCAATAGAAACAATAATGATAGGTTATGACCCGTGGCATAGCGATATATTTTTAATGTGGTGCGACAAAAAAACTGGTTATGGTTTTAATACAATGAAAATTTACCAAAATAGTAAATTAATGTCTTACCCAATGAAAACAGTAGAAAGAGATCTAAACGCAAGACTTATTAATTACTGCAATAACCCAGTAATGAAATATTGTTTTAATAATATGAGTGCAAAAATTGTAGGCGATTTAATAATGCCCGAAAAAATAGACGGGCAATATAGCAGAAAAATAGACGGCGTTGTAGCTTTAATTATTCTTTATGCAACGTTGGAAAAAAACGAAGTTAATTTTAATAACTATTTAAGGGAGTGATAAAGTGGCGAATAAAAACAGCTGGCTTAGCAAACTTTTTAAACCTAAAGTAAAGAAAAAAACTTTTGACGAAGCAATAACAATGGTAGGGTATGAGCCTAGTTTTTCAAGCTTTGGCAAAACTGTATTATACAGCGATATAATTTTATGCGCTGAAAGACTGAAAGCGCGCTTTTTTGGAAAATTAGAGCCAAGACACGTGCGAAAAACCGACGGAATAACAACAGTAATTAATGACAGCAGCATTGCAAAAGTCTTGCGTAACCCTAACAGCTATCAAACTCCTTACGAATTTTTAACGCAAGCGTGGTTTATGCGAGCAAAAGATAACAACTGCTATATATTTGCTGATTATTACAATACCGTTGGAGGTAGCAAAGTATTTACTGGCCTATACATACTTTTACCAAGTGAAAAACCGCAAGTAAAAGAAGACGAAAACGGCAACTTGTATTATTCATTTAGATTTGACGGTTATAGTGACGAAGTTGTCTTTAATTTTGACGAAATAATTTGCTGGAAACAAAACTATGAAGATAATCAGTACAGCGGCGGTGGCAAGTTTTCAAACAATGCCAATGCTGATTTATTAAGTAGTTTAGAAGCATACCATACTAGCAAAGAAGCTGTAGCAGAAGCGGCTAAAATTGGTTGTTACATAGACGGAATAATTAAAGTTAATTCTTATGCTGCTGACACAGAAAAAACGCAAACTATAAGAAACAAATTTATTGAAGATTTACAATCTAATAAAAGCGGTATTGGAGTATTAGACAATGGCGCCGATTATATAGCAATACAACGTCAATTAAAAATGGTTGATAGTGAGACGCTAAAAGAAATTAAAGAAAATATTTTAATTCATACTGGCGTAACTACTGAAATGTTAAAGGGGAAATTTACGACGCAAGACAAAGAGGCCTTGTATGAAAACTGGATCGAACCAGCAGCAATTAGTTTAGGCCAAGCAATGAGTAAAGTATTCTTTAGCGATTGGCAAATAACACACGGCGACGATATTATTTTATACCCTAACAAAGTACAGCTAATGGCTACAAGTGAAATAATTAGTATTATACAAAGCACCGTTAACGCTGGAATATTTAAGATTGACGAATTTAGAGATATGTTAGGCTATGCGCCTTTAGAAAATGGCGAGGGCCAACAAAGGCCTAGAGGCTTTAACAATTTAGACGGATCAGACACTGGAGGAGGTGCGGACGAATGAAAGACAAGAAGCAAAAAGAAATAAGATTAAATAACGTCGAAAATTTGCAAATAAGAAACGACGGACAAGAAGAAAACAAAATGGTAATAGAGGGTTACCCTATTGTTTTTGATAAAGAAACCTATATTGACTGCTTTTTTAGTGGCTGGTATGAAAAAATAGACCGTAACGCTTTTGCAAACGCTGATATGAGCGACGTTTGTTTAAAATATAACCATAATGACGACTTCTTTATTATGGCTAGAACAAGAAATAATAGTTTACAGCTTACCATAGACGATCACGGAGTATTTATGCACGCTGAATTAATAAACACGACGCAAAATAGAGACGTTTACGAAATGGTAAAAAGTGAACTTTTAAAAGAGGGTAGCTTTGCATTTACCGTTGAAGAATGGACGGAAAATATAGACGCTAACGAGGACTTACATAGAACAATTAATAAAATAGGTAAGTTATTTGACGTGGCAATATGCCCTAACGGGGCTTATGGCGATATGACCGAAATATACGCACGCTCTTATGATTTGTTGGAGAACAATCATAAAAAGCTGGAGAGCTTAAAGCGTTGCAAATTATTAAAGTTAAGAAACAAAAACAAAATTAAATTAATGGAGGCTAAAAAATGAAAGAGTTTTTAGAAAAACAACTTCAAAAGCGTAATGCTGAATTAGAAGCATTAAAAAAACGTGTTGAAGCTTTAGAAAAAATCAACGAAGAAAGCGAAGACGAAGCAGAATTAAAAGCGGCTGGCGAAGAGCTAGACGAATTAAAAAATAAAAAGGCTGAACTTGAAGCTGAGTTAGAAGAAATTAACGCAAAAATTGCGGAGTTAGACAAACCAGCTGACGAAGAGCCAAAGAGATCAAAATTAAATTTTATGAAAAAAGAAGAGAGAGGTAATAAAACAATGACTTTAGAAGAAAGACAAGAAAGAGCAGCAAATTTTGCAAAGACAGAAAAAATGGCGGTAGCAGTTGCCGAAACAAGATCAACATTAGTAAGTGGTGGTAAAGTATTATCTACTACTGGAATTGACGGAATTGATGACACTTTCAACGAAGTATCAAGCATTGTTGATTTAGTAAAAGTTGAAAATTGTGAGGGAATGGGAAGCAATAAAGTTGCTTATCAAAAAACAAATGCTACTGCTTCAACTCAAACTGAGGGTAGCGCAACAACACCAAGCGATCCAACTTTTGATTTTGTAACAATCACTGGCGAAGACGAACAAGTATTATCATATATTAGTGAAAAAGCAAGAAAAATGAAACCTTTAGACTATGAAAGTAAAGTACGCAATAGCGCAATGACTGGTTTAAGAGTTAAAGCAGCAACTATCGTTACTAACGCAATTAAAGGATCAACATTATTAGAAAGAATTGCTGGAACTGTTGCTTCTCAAAAAGGCGTAATTAACGAAAAGACTTTGCGTAATTTAGTATTAAGCTATGGTGGAGCAGAAAACGTAGAGGGCCAAGCGTGGTTATTCCTTAACAAAAACGACCTTATCGCATTTGGCGACGTTAGAGGAACAAACGAAAAGAAAGCAGTTTATGAAATTATTCCTAGTGCTACTAACCCTAACGTTGGACAAATTAAAGACGGTGGCTTAACTGTTAATTACTGTATTAATTCAAATTGCGCTCAATTCAGCGGAACAGCTCAACCAGCCGCAAGTAAAAATGAATTAGTAACAATGTTTTATGGTAACCCTCTTAATTGTGAACTTGACTTATTTGACGAGTACACAGTAAAAGTTAGTGAAGACTACAAGTTCGCTGAGGGACTATTAACAATACGTGGAACTGTTAGTGCTGGTGCTGGCGTTATTCACGACAAAGGCTTTATTGCTTTAGTATTACCTAAAGCTGCAGCTTAATAATTAATTTAAATAGCGCCCCGTGTTCTTTCCTCCTTTCAACATTGGGGCGCTTACCTATAGGAGGTAAAAATGGCAACTCAAAATGAAATAATTAAAAATATGACAAATTTAGGCGATAGCGGACAAGACGACTTTGTAGAAAATTGGACGGAATATGCAAAGCAAACGCTTTATGAAATGGGCGTTAGCAATAAGTATATTAATAGCAATAATGCTAGCTATATTTTAGCGAAAATAGTTACTGATTTAGTAGACGACGGCAGCCTATCGAATACAGCTTTAGAAATGATTAAAAGTTTAAGAGTTAACCACCCGCACAGTGAGGACGAAAATGTATAAACCAGCTAAAATAAGAGAGTTTGTTACTCCAGCTTTACATAAAAAGCCTACTGAAAAAACTATTAATGGCCGCACGATCAAAACATATGTTAATGCGCCCAAGCCTAATTTAAAAGGAAAATTTAAATTAAAGGGTACAAGCGAAATAACCGCAAACGGCTTAACTGTTGTTAATGATAAAACAAGCTATACAACTTGGTATAAAAGCGACTTTGAAGCAAAAGACATTTTAACAATTAACGGAACTGATTATTTAATAATTGGAACTCCAGAAAATGTAGAAATGCGAGGCCGTTACAGCATACTTAATTTAGAAAAAATAGAGGGTGGCGCTTAATGGCTAAAAACAATGGTTTTAGTCTAAATTTTGACGGCTTTTTAGATCTTGCTAGAGAAATAGATAACTTAGGCGAAGACGCTTTAAAAAAAGCTGTTGATAATGCGCTAACAGCTAGCAAAGATTATGTTAATAACGAAGTATCAAAAGCTATGGACGCTAGTAAATATCATTTTAACAAAACAAATTATTCAAAAGGCAAGGCTAAAGCTTCATTAGTTAAAATTAGTAATATGCCCGTTAAATGGACTGGCACAACCGCAAAAGCATATATAGGTGTAGATCTAAACGACGCTTTAGAAGTCGCATTTATCATTTACGGCACGCCACATATGAAAAAAGATACTAAATTATATAATGCTATCAAAGTGAAAGGGAACATAAAAAAAGAAGTTGAAAAAATACAAAAAGAAGAGTTTAACAAGGTAATTGAGGAGGCGCTAAAAAATGGTTAATATATTCAACGATTTAATTATTAAGCATAACGACGTAGAAATACCAGTTTATGCGGAGGGCGACGCTCCAGCCGAATTACCTAGCGAATACTTTACAATTAGCGAAGACTACACAAGCGATAATTTAAGCGCCGATAATAAGCCATTGGAGCAACTTTACGAGTTTACCCTAAAATGGTACACAAACGATATTAAAAGGCTTTATACGGGCTTAAATGAGGCTATAACGCTATTAAAAAGCAAAGGCTATATTATTAGCGGTGTAGGCTATCAAAACGAAACGTACAAAAATACGTGGTATTCACGTATGGTAGATGTTAAAAAAATTGATTATTTAAATTAAATATGGAGGAAAAAATAATATGGCAAAACAATATAGAGGCTGCAGCAAACTTTATTACGCTTTAATTACTGAAAATGACGGCGTAGCAACTTACGGCACACCAAAGCATTTAGCGCCCGTTAAATCAGTGTCACGTGACATTGATAGCGCAAGCGAGGACGAGTGGGCTGATAACGAGATCCAAGAAACACATTATGCTGGATCAAAAATTACACGCTCTTTTGATTGTACTAGAATACCGCCAGAAATTGAGGCTGAATTATTAGGCAATACAGTTGTAGCAATTGGAACTGGGGAAAGCGCCCCTAAAGCATTTGGAACAAGTCCTAATGGCTCAAGTCGTCCTTATATCGCTGTTGGCTATGCTTTACACGACGGCGACGCTGATAACCCTTGCGAGTATGTGTGGGCGTTCAAAGGTAAAGTTAATTCTATTACTAAAGTTGCTAACACAATCGACGACGGAACTGGAAGCGACGGACAAACTATAGAAATTGCATTTATTGCGCCTAAAGTTGCTTTTACAAAAACTGGCAAGCGTGATCTAGACATTTCAATGGCTCCAGACGATACATTAGACTTTACTAAATGGTTCGATCAAGTTGTTACTTTTGACAACGCAGCAACCGTGTTAAAAAAATCATAATAACATTTTATTAAGAAAAGGAGTTTTAACAAAATGGAAGCAAAATTAAATATTTATGAGAATTGCGAGAGCGAAAGCCCAACAAAAACGTATGTATGCCGCCGTTTACTTTACGGTACTGCTAAAAAACTTGAAGAAATAAGCAATAAAGCAAAAGAAGCAAGCCCCGAAGAGCAAGAGCAAAATACAATCGACTTTTTAAGGACAATATTTAAGGACTTTCAAGATAACGAATTAAATTACATAGATACGACAGAATACTTTGACTTTATGAAAATAATAAGTTTAGAAAGCCAACGTATTTTATCGCAAGCCCAAAAAAACTAATTAAGGGGGGAGTAGTAATTAAAGCTGCTTCCTCCAACAATAATAACAATGTTTTCTTTGAAATAATCGACGTGCTTTGTCAACGATTTATAGGTTTAACACCGTTTGCAATATTAAACACGCCTTTTGACGAAGTTATAGAAATATATGTTGACTGTATTTTAAATGATAGAAAAAACAAAAAGGGTAATAAGCAAAGCGGAGGCATTGAGTGGGTTACTTCAAAGAATGCAACTTGGCACTAAGGAGGTGCTAAATAATGGCTGAAAATGAAAGAACTATAACAACCGTTTTCAAAGCGGACATTTCACAATTTAGCGCCAGTACACAAGATCTAAACCGATACATTTCACAAGTTAATAGCGAATTTAAGAACGCTACAGCTTCAATGGGGCGCTGGAATGATAATGCGGACGGCTTACAAGCAAAATTAAATCAATTAAATGGCGTTTTAGACGCTGAAACAAAGAAATTAGAAGCAATGGAAAGCGCCTATAATGATTTAGTTAAGCAAGGAAAACAAAATACTAAAGAGGCGCAAAATTTAGCTACAGCTATTAATAATCAACAAGCTAAAGTTAAAGAAACTAAGAAGAATATAGATTTTTACAGCGATAGTTTGAAAGAATTAAAAGACGCTGGAGTAGATAGCAAAGACGCTTTAGAAAAGTTAAATAAGCAAAACAAAGAATTAAAAGACAATGCAAAAGAGTTAGGCGGGAACATTTTAAAAGGTGCTGCTGTTGGCGTTGCGGGAATTGCTGCAGCTTGTGTAGGCGCAATTAAAGGCTTGTCGAACTTAGTTGAGGAAACTAAAGAATTAAGAACGCAATTAGGCCAATTAGAAACGGCTTTTGCTGCAAACGATCTAAGCGCAAAAGCAGCAGAAAAAACTTATAACGAACTATATAGCGTTTTAGGCGATAGCGGAAAAGCAACCGAAGCTAGTATGCACTTAGCACAAATTGCAAAAGACGAACAAGAGTTAGAAACGTGGACTAATATTTTAACTGGAGCTTATGCACGTTTTGGCGATAGTTTGCCAATTGAAAATATAGCTGAGGGCGCACAAACCACTTTAACTTTAAATCAAGCAAACGCTGGAATGGTTGACGCTTTAGAGTTTGCGGGCTTAAATGTTGACGACTTTAACTCACAACTTCAAGGCTTAAATACCGAAGAAGAAAAAAGCGCATTTATTACTGATACATTAAACGATATTTACGGAGCTAGCGCTGAAAAATATAAAGAAGTAAATAAAGACGTAATAGCAGCTAACGACGCCCAAAATAAATATAATCAAGCAATGGCCGACATTGCAACAAAAGCACAACCAGCAATTACAACTTTTAAATTGGCAATGGTTGAAGTTTTACAAACAATTTTAGCTAAGTTTGAAGAAGTAGATTTAGAGGGTTTAATTGGCAAAATTTCAAGCGCTATTACAACAGTTGTTAATGTTGCATTACCTCCATTAATGAGCGCTATTACTTGGATCTTAGACAATTTAAACTGGTTGGCGCCGTTATTAGGTAGTGTTATAGGCTTAGTTGCTGGAATTACTGGAGCAATTAAATTATATAACGCTATAGTTACTGTTGCTAAAACGGTGCAATTGGCTTGGAATTTAGCATTAACAGCAAACCCTATAGGCATTGTTATTGTTGCTATTGGTGCGCTAGTTGCTGCATTTGTCGTACTTTGGAATAAATGTGAGGGCTTTAGAAACTTCTTTATTGGTATGTGGGAAGCAATTAAAACTGCAGCTAAAAGCGCTGGCGAATTTATAGGCGGTATTTTTGAAAGCATAATGAATACTGTTAGAGGCGTTATTAATGGAATTATTAAAGGTATTAATGCTGCTATTGGAGCAATTAATAAAATAAGCGTTACTATACCCGACTGGGTACCAGAATTTGGCGGCAAAACAATAGGCTTTAATTTAAAAACTATTCCTTTATTAGCTAAAGGCGCTGTTGTTGATAAGCCAACGCTTGCAATGGTTGGCGAGGCTGGAAAAGAGGCAGTAATGCCACTTGAAAATAATACAAGCTGGATCAATGAGCTTGCAAACAAAATAGGTGGAAAGCTACAAAGCCAAAGCGTAGTTAATAATTATTCAATTAATAACAAATTTGAAAAAATGGAAACGTCAAGGCTAGCGCTTCATAAATCTAATTTAGAATTAAAGAAATTAATAGGAGGCTAACATATGAAATTATCAATAATTAATAAAAATAATGAAATTTTAGACCTCCTTAATAACACAAATAAATTTATATTATTTAAAGCCGAAGCTTTACACGGCATAGAGACGGACATAAGCGAGAGCGAAAGCCCTTATATGGACGGATCAAACATTGACATCGTTAAAGCATTACCACGTGGTATTGAATTAACTTTTAAATTAGTTGGCGAAGTAAAAGACAGTATTAACTTTTTTACTAAATACATAAAAAGTAAGCAATTTGTAACTTTACGAGAAATTGAAGACGACAAAGACATAATTATTAAAGGCGTTGCAACAATACCACCATATAGTCGTATGCTTCAAGATTGTGAACTAACATTAACTATTTATTGCGGGCAACCCTACTGGGAAGACATAAACTATGTTGTTGAAATTATAAGCGAAAAGATAGATCTATTATTTTTTCCTATAAACGGACAATACTTTACATCAATTGGCCGGCCTTTTGGAGTAATTGACACAAGTTTAGAAAAAACTTTTATTAATAAAGGCGACGTTAGCGTAGGAATGTTATTAAATCTAGTTGCATTAGGAACGGTTACAAACCCACGTATAAGCTGCTCCAGCGGCGAACAAAACGGCTGGTATATGCAATTAAATTTAACATTGCAAAGTAATGACGAAGTTAAAATAAATACTGTTAAAGGTAATAAATACATTACTATTAACGGATCAGATAGCTATAACGGAAAGCCTATTTTAAGTTATTTAGAATTTAAAGGCCTTGACTGGCTCCAATTAGAAACTGGCGCTAATACTTTTAATGTATCGACAAGCGGAGGCGCAACGAATAGCAACGTTTATTTTAATATCAATTACAAAGCGAGGTATGAATAATAATGATACCTTATATTGAAATTGTTGATAAATACACATTGAAAAAAGTTGCTTTAATTGAACCTAGCGAGTGCTGGTTTGAACTTTCTTATTATGACGTTGGCGAATTTGAAATTTATTGTAGAGCTTCAAATTATAATATTGCAGCATTGCAAAAGGGCCGTTATGTAACAATTCCTAATAAAAATTATGTGTGGGTTATAACTAAGCTTAAATACACTTTTAATGCTGAGGGAACACGAATGATAAGCGCTAGTGGTAAAGAGGCAAAATGGTTATTAAGCAAGCGTGTTATACAAAAGCCGTTAGACTTATCAACTTATACACTAAGCGCTGCAATTTATAAGCTATTTAATGACAATATAGGCAATAGTGCTGGTACTGCAAGAAAAATTAATAAATTTGAAACTAGATTAATTAATATTGATACACAATTACAAGATCAAGCGACAAGAAGCAATTTACTAGAGTTTACTAATAATTTATTAAAAACGTATAGTTGCGGATCAACAGTTACTTTAGAAAACGAAACTTTATACTTTGAAATAATACAAGGTAGGAACTTATCAAATAACGTTAAATTTAGCCAGTCACTAGACAATTTGTTAGCCAGTACTTACGAAACAAGCGACGAAGAAATAGCAACAAATGCTTTAGTAGTTAGTACGATTGAAGATATTGATTATACACAAACGTATGATAAAGGCAGCGTTGGTATTGATCGATCAGAAATATTAGTTAATAGTAATTTATCTACTAAATACGATGACGCTAACGGAGTGGAACAAGAAACAACCCCAACAAGCGAATTATTTAAAGGTTGGCAACGTGAAGAGGGTAAGAACGAATTAACAAAGCATTATGTTATTAATAATGTAGACGGCGAAATAGATATATTAAACTCAAATTATGTATATAATGTTGATTTTAAAATAGGCGATAAAGTAAGAGTGCAAGACGAATACTTTAACTATTATTTTGATACAAGAATTAAAAAATATACCTTTAAGCAAGACGCTAAAGGTTACGGCGAGGAGGCAGAATATGGAGGCTAAAAAATGAGTGGCAATGAATTTATGGGGTTATTAATAACAGCAATAATTACTTTATTAGGAATAACAAGCACGGTGGTTGCGATAATTGTAAAACCTATAATTAATTTAAATAAATCAATTACAAAATTAAATGACAATATTGATTATATTAATAAAAACTATATTACTTTAAATGAAAGAGTTACAAAGCACGGCATTGAAATTGACGATCACGAAAAAAGAATTTTAAAAATTGAATATAAAGAGGAGGCCAATAAATGAACGAAATGTTATTAAATATAATTAGCGTTGTTGTAACAAGTATTTTAATACCTTTGATTACTTATCTAGGTTTAAAACTAAATACATATTTACAAACAAAAATTAAAAACAACGAAGTTAGCAAAAGCGTAGATTTAGCAACAAAAGCTGTTACTCTAGCTGTATCAAGTATAATGCAAACTTACGTTGATGATTTAAAGAAAAATAATGAATTCACACCAGAAGCCCAAAAACAAGCATTTTTAGCGGCAAAAGAAAAAGCCTTAAAACTAATTAATGAAGAAACTAAAAACGCAATAGGGGCGGTTTTTGGCGGTTTTAATGAATGGCTAGAAGCAGAGATAGAAAACAAAGTTAAAGAATTAAAAGAGGGAAAATAAAATGGCAGAAAAAAGTTTGTTTTTTAATGCGTTACCAGACGCAACAAGTCAAACTGGGTATGATAGAAATTATAATGCTGACGATATAAGCGATTGGCTAAGCGTTGTTTGGGAAACTGGTATTGTAAAAACAAACACGATCAATGGCGAGCCAACTGGTTTAAAAGTCGTTGCAACAAATGGAATGAATATTAGTGTTAATGCTGGTAAAGCTGCAATTAGAGGGAAAGCGTATATTAATAACGCTGCAAAAGCTTTTACTATTGCTACTGCACCAACTGGTAGCGCTACAAGATACGATTACATTGTTTTAAAATTAGACAATAATTTAAGCGCAAGATCAATACAATTAGAGTTAAGAACTGGTACAAGTACAATACCAAGTGTTATTAATTTAACACGAAACAACAATGTTTATGAATTAATGCTAGCTTATATTAGTGTAAAACCAAACGCAACAAGCATTACTACAGCTGATATTACTGACAAAAGAGGCGATATTTTTATTTGCCCGTGGTTTACAGCTGTTAAAGGCTACGAAGATTATTACGACGCAATTATGCAAACATACGAAAGCTCAGTAACAATGGCGAGCGCTGGCACAACCGTAATAACCAATTTAGCAGCTTCTTTATACAATAATAAATATTCAATTATTGAAGTATATACTAATGGAATTAAAGAGCCAAAAAGCGCCTATAATGTATCGACCAGCGGAGGCTTTATAGTTATTACCTTTACAGCTTCAAAAGCGGCTGGTGCTAAAATAACAGTAGATTTAGGCAACTTCATTGACGGCGAGGGCTTAAGCACTGCAATTGCGGGCTACACTCAATTTACAGCTGATGTAACAGCTTTAAATACCAAAAATCAATATACATATGTTTGTAATGGTATTAACGACAATATTTTAATTGGCAATATTGTAAGATCCTTTTTAAGCGGCGGCACTGATTACGGAACAATGAAATTAAATGTTATTGGCAATATAGGTATGACGGCGCCAGCTTATGGTGACGGTACTGTTTCAAACCCTAACGCTTGGTTTAATTTTAATATTGAAAGCAATAGAAATGTAATAGTTGATTTCTCAAATTGCGGGCAAATTGCGCCAGCAATTACAAGCGGAACTTATAATAATATTTTTCACTCAAACAACGATATACACATTATAGGTGCTAATGTAGTTGTTTCTAATACAGCAACTAATACTGTTGTTAGAATTATAGGAACTACAAGCGGCGTGGTTATGTTTGAAAATTGCCGTTTTTACATCACTGCTTATAAAGACAGTTTAATTGCTTTAAGAGGCACATTTAATAATTGTCGTGGATCAGTAGCAAACGTTACTGAAAATAGTTACTGCTTTTTACCCGCCTCAAATAGCGTAGTTAAAATTAATGGTGGCGAGTATTACGCCTACACTGGCGATAGAAATAAGCAAAGTGCTATCGTAGGACAAAGCGGAGCGGAGGCAGTAAGCATATTATATGGTGTAAGTGCGCCAACGCTTGCAAGATCTAGCTATTACCAAACCAACTCATTAATACAATTTGCGGGCGGCGGTATATTGAATTGCACCGACTTAATAAGCGCATTGCCTTTAACGGTTGTTAGTGGTATTTCTAATATTAGAGGAACTATTGCAAAAAGCAAACCAAACGTTTTATAAATAATATACACGTAATATACAAATAAGCTTTAAAAGCCTTTAAAACGGGCTTTGCAATAATCATATTTCAATGATTAATAGAATTAAATATAAGCATAATAAAAGGCTGCAAACGTTGATATAACAACACTTGCAACCTTTTTTAATTTTCTTTAAAATAGTATAGATTAGCGACACATTACCGACACAATATACAAAAAATATACAAGCAATATACTAATATTTAAACTTGTCTATAATTTTAATTAAGTCGTCTATATTTTTATGTGTATAATGTTTTGTAATATTATTATTGCTATGGCCTATAATTCTTGAAACGGCTGTGTCGTTTAATTCGAGCCTATCACATTGACTAATAAATGTGTGTCGTGTTTCGTGCGGCGTATGATCCATTTTTAAAAACTCCATAACGGGCTTAAAAATATGACGTATGTAATAGTTGTAAGAAATAGGCTTTTTATCTTTTTCAAATAAGTATTTTTTATTATTTTCTAAACTAAATTTAACAAAGTCTAAAATATCGTTATGTATTGGAATAAACCTTACACCAGCTGGCGTTTTAGATTTAGCAATATAAATGGATCTATCTTTTAAGTTAATATTTTCTAAAGTTACCTCTAATAATTCAGTAATACGAGCGCCAGTATAAAGCTGAATTAGTATATAATTAATAAATGTTTCGTTTTTATGTTTCCAAAGTGTTTTTATCTCTTTTTGAGTAAATGGCACTTTGGGTTTTTTTATTTCTACTTTTGGCATTTCTATAAAACTTGCGTAATTTTTTTCTACTATTTCATTTTTTAAAGCATAATCATAAAGCATATTTATAAAGCTTTTAAAATGCTTAATTGTTGCGTTGCTTTTATTCTTATCTATTATTTCTTGCAAATGATATGTTTTGATAGACGAAAAAGCCATATTGTGTAATGGCTTAAAATGATTATAAATACTTATATAATTTTTAGCGGTACGAGGAGTTATATTTTCATATTTTCTTTTGCTCCAAGCGTTGTAAACATCATTAAAGGTTAAGTCTTTATTATCTAATAAATAAGGTTTTTCATTATAAGCTGTTAAGTATTTTAAAGCTTCTTGGCGTTTTTCAAAATAGCCAATATATTTATATATTTGGCTTCCATTTTCTTTATAACCTATCGTTACTCTAGCCGCAAAAGGTTTGCGACGTTTACCGCTTAATTTAATAATCGAGCCGTAACCATTTGGCAACCTCATAAGTCTATATACTCCTTTAATTTCTTTTCATAGATAACATAAGTATATTTACTAGACGTTTTAATTGCGGATCCAAAAGGGAATAGACCACGTTGTAAACCTATTCTAACGCTTTGAGGACTGCAGCCTAAAGCTTCTGCAACGTCATTAACAGTTATTTTACTCATTTTCTTTTACTCCTCAAGTTGTAGATAAAGGCGCATTATTTCTTTGTAAATGTTTGCTTTTTCTGCAGCGCTTATTTCCTCATTTTCAAATAATAATTTAGCACGTGAAATTAAATCGTAGCTTGTAGCGTCGCCAATGGCGAAGTAGTCAATATTAACGCCTAAAACACTTGCTATTTTTTCTAATTCTTTTAAATGAGGCGAGCGCCTACCTATTTCATAATTACTTATTGTTGCCCGTTGTATTTCTAACTTGTCCGCTAGTTGCTGTTGGGTTAGGCCTCTAGTTTTCCTCAGTATTTTAATTTTATGGCCTACCGAACTAACGTTCGTATTTTCCATTATTTACACTCCTTTAAATGTGATTTATTTGTGTTATTATAAAAAAATGCTACACAACGCAACATTTATTTAAATGATACCATATTAAATTTAGTATATGCAAATGGAGGAGTTTAACAATGAATAACAATTTTTATTTAGAAGAAATTTTCGAAAAATTATCAAAAGAATTAACATATAAAAATGTTGAAAGTAAAAATAAACTTTGTCTATTTTTAGAACAAACTACAATGGCTGTTAAATTAGGACATATTACGCTGGAACAAGCCGACAATTACATAGATAGAGCGTTTACTTTATACGATACTCTACTAACATAGGTTAGTAGTTATTAAATGTACCACTTTGTTTACAAAAAATAAAAAAAATACAAAAAAAGTAAACAAAAGTATTGACAAAGTAAAATTATTGTGGTATAATGTTAGTGTAAATAAATGGTAAATGTTACCAATTAATTAGGAGTAAAGAAAATGACTAAAGAACAAAAAGAACAATTTAATAATTTTAGATTTGCTGGACTTGATTACAAAGAAGCCAGTAACAAGTATTTTACAATGAAAAGAGTTAATGCAGAACAAACAAAGATCGTAGTAAAAGTTGCTCCAGATCATTTAGTTAAAACTAAATTTGGCTATGCTTTAATATTAGATAAAACACACGTTGTTTTTATAAAAGACTGGCAAGTTAACAACAACTTTTACGGTACTGAAGTAATTTTAACAAAAGAGTATTTTAACGTAAAAGAATGGGGCGATCATAATGAATTTGCTATAAGCGACGAATTTTTAAGTTTTGAAAAATGGGTTGAAGTTGCAAAAGCACAAGATAATTTAAAAAATAGCGAGGGCTATCAAGTTAATCAAGTAAAATGGGAAAAATAAGGAGGTAGCAAAATGAAAAAGATTAGTGAAAACAAAGAATTATTAAACAAGATGTATGAATTACTAGATAATAAAGGTTGTACTTATAAAATTGATAGCAGCAACAAGCGTGAATATACTTGCACCAAGCAGCAGTTAGAAGAAGTAAACGAAGAATTAAAGCAATGTTGTACTAAAGCATTTGCTGATAGATTAATAGATATAAAATACGATAGTGTTAATTGGTGTGAATGTGAGTTGTCTAGTATTGGTACATATAGAGCGCACATAAGAGTATTTATTAATGACTAGTTATAAGGAGGTAGTTAAAATGATAGCGTATAGATTAGAAAGTAATAAAGAATTAGAAATAGTTAATAATAGTTGGTTGTATGATGTTGACAAAGATTTTATAAGTAAAAAAGAATACATAGCAGCAGCTAAAAAGTTTACTGAAAAAGCAAACAAAGAATTTAACACAAATTATAGCTGGGTTGAATTGTTTGGCGAACCGTTAAGCTGTGGTTATAGGTATTGTAAAAAATGTGGTACGTTTTATTGGAATAGTGAAGAGTGCGAGTGCTTATAATGTGTCATTATGAAACAAATATAAGGAGGAGTAAACAAAATGGAACAAATTAAAAGATTAGAATTAAAAGTTTTACGTGTTAAAAATGATTTGACGCAAAGACAAGCTGCAAAATTATTAGGTGTAAGCTTAGCGACTTACAATTTAATTGAAAATGGTAACCGTCGTGGATCCGTAGATTTTTGGAATAAAGTACAAAAACAATTTAATTTAACTGGGGAGGAAGTATGGAACTTACAAAAGCACATTTAAGACTATTAACTAACAAACAAAGTAAAGCGTATGCGTTTAATGTGCCATTACGCAACGTTTTAAAGCCTTGTGTAAGCGAACGAAAATAAAAAGGTGGGTAAATATTCAACTCAAACGCTCACAAACGCTATAGCAAAGGAGGAAAGCAAGCAATGGAGCAAACTTTAATAGAAAAAATACAAAAACATTTAATAAGCACTATACCGCACATAACAAATAAGCAATTAAACGAATTAACACAAGTATTTTTATTTTTACATAAAGAAAACGGCCGAAATAAGTTAAAAAAGAGCAAAGCGCAATAATTACACAACAAAACAATAAAAACGCAAAAATAGCCCGTTTTTAGGGCTGAAAGGAGGAAATATGAGAAGTTATAAAATAGAGGCGGGGCAAAGTTCAGTAAACCCTATAAGAGATCAAGACGACTTATACAATTGTATTCATTTTTGGGAAAAGAAAAGAGATCAAGCTCCAACCGAAGCGAAAAGAAAAAATTATGATAGAAACTACTTAATGTTTCTTGTTGGTATTAATACAGCGTTACGATTTAGCGATTTAAGACGTTTGACTGTAGAAAAAGTCAAAAACAATTATATTTATCAGCGAGATAAAAAAACTGGTAAAGAAAACAAGATCACTTTAAATAGTGATATTTACAAAGAAGTAATGGCCTATATAAAGCGCAACGCTTTACACGATAGCGACTATTTATTCTGGAGCAGTAAAGGAGTTAATAAGCCATTAACAAGGGTAATGGGCTATAACATTATGCAGCAAATGAAAGAGGGTTGCAAAATAGCATATAACATTGGCACGCATTCATTAAGAAAAACATATGGTTACTGGTTTTACAAACAAACTGGCGATATAGTGGCCTTGCAAGCTATTTTAAATCATAGCACACCAGCACAAACGTTGATCTATATAGGTATGCAGCAAAAACAAGTCGACGAAAAGCGCAAAGCTTTTGTATTAAAATAGGTGGTTATATGGGTTGCGTTGCTGGAAGCGGAAAGAAAGGTTATTTAATTAATAAAATAAAGCAATTGACTAATAAATATAAAAATAGCAAATTATACAGCAAAAATATTAGTCAATTAGAAAAAATACTTAATAAATTAGAAAAGGAGGCTAAAGAATGAAAATAAATAGAGAAGATCCATTATTAAATCACTTTTTAGGGTGCAAAGTTGAAATAACTTTTAAAGACGGATCTAAAGCAGTTGGGGTGCTGTCAAAAAACGAAAATAAGTATTACGCAGCAGAATACAAGTTAAAGTATTTAGATAGATTAGGCGGTTGTCAATTAATATTTTATAAATCGCAAGTTAAAAAGATAGAGTTAGTTTCATAAGAGGTACTAAATGAAAACATATGAAGAAAGAAAGATTGTTTGATATTAATAGTTTAGAAATTAACCCTTTATATATTTCGCCTACTGAAAAAAGAAAATGGACTGTTGCTTTTACAAAATGGTGCAACGATCAATACGATAAATATGGCTCACAATATGGTTTATTTTGCTGTAGTTTTATGAGAATTTGTGATTTATGTGAAATGAAAAAGTGTAATGGCTGTGCTGATTGTGTAGAAACTATAAAAGAATGGTTTAAAAAGCAAGGCAAAGAAATTCCTTACAGAAATTATAATTTTGAAGAAATTTTAAAAGAGGTAGAAGAATAAAGAAAAAGCCAAAATATGTATAGCACATTTTTTAAAGTGGAAAAGGAGGGTTTAAAAATGGAATACAAAGAAATATTAAAATTAAAAGAAATGTTAGAAAAGGCAAATATACCTTTTAAATTTACTGACGATTTCTTTAACACAAAAAGTATACATATAGAGTTACGCCAACAAATACAAGACTCAATTAAAGATCAATACCCAGCGTATTCAATTCAAATTATCAAAAACGGTAAAGTATTATGTGACGCTGTAGAACACACACTCTCTTATGGCAACAAAGAAGATTTGTTAGAAATTATGGGTGGTTTAACGGAAGAAGAACAAGAAAATGATAGCGTGCTTGGGTACTTAACAGCCAAAGAAGTTTTCAAACGTTTTAAATATTGTTACGAACATTCTACAAGTGTTTATGTTAAAAAGGAGGAATAAAAAATGGAAGAAAAACAACTTAAAGAAATATTAGAAAAGCACCAAAAAATGCTTAATAATGAAGCTGGTGGAGAATTAGCAAATTTAAGCAATGCAGATTTAAGCGGTGCATATTTAAGCGTTGCAAATTTAAGACGTGCAGATTTAAGCGGTGCAGATTTAAGCGGTGCAGATTTAAGCGGTGCAGATTTAAGACGTGCAGATTTAAGCGGTGCATATTTAAGCGTTGCAAATTTAAGACGTGCAGATTTAAGACGTGCATATTTAAGCGTTGCAAATTTAAGACGTGCAGATTTAAGCGGTGCAGATTTAAGCGGTGCATATTTAAGCGGTGCAAATTTAAGCAATACAACAATCTATTACACGAAATTCTAAGGAGGTAGACAATGAATAAATTAACTATTAATTGGATCATTAGTACGCTTAATAAAAGCGGTATTAATTCAAAAAAACAAGTAAGAGAACGGTTGCAAAATGCTAGTATCGAAGAATTAGAAGACTTGGAAAAATCAATACAAGGAATTATTACAGAAAAGATTTTAGAGCAAGATTTTAAGAAAACATACGCAACAATTGTAAAGCCGCAAGACGTTTTAAACAATAAAAGATTAGAAGAGGAGGCCAACAATGGCAAAATTAAATAAAACAACTGAAATAGTCAAAACAATTTTATTAGAAAATGAAGCAGCAAGATCAGACGATTTTATATTAATATTAGAAGTTTTTAAAACTTTTGGAATTAAAGAAGACGACGAAATAGGCGACGTTTTCAAAGTACATAAAGAAAAGGCATTGCCTAGTATTCACTCAATTGTAAGAGTAAGACGCTTTATACAATCTAAACACCCAGAATTAGTAGATCAAAAAGCAATAAAGCAAAGAAAAGAAGAAGAAAAGATTTATAAAAAGTGGGCTAGAGAAAAGAGAGCAATATAATGACTTACATTGTTATTGAAAATAGAAAAACAAAGAAAAGAACGTACTTTACAACAAGAGCAGCTGCAATTGATTTTATCAAAAACGAAAACCCGAACATACCAGTTAAAGTGCTTAATAGTTGGCTAGTAAGAGATATAATAACTGATTATTTGAAAGACTGGTGCGTAGTAGTTTATAAATAACGTAACATAACGCAACCTTTTTAAAATAAAAAGTAACAAAATGTTTGCATTATTTTATATTTAAAGTTATTATTGAAATTGCAAAGGAGGAAAGCGCAATGGCAAAATATGACGCAACAAAATTTTATTGGCTCCAGTTGAAAGAAGATTTTTTCGACGAAGACGCTATAGACTGGTTGGAGGAGCAGCCAAACGGCAAAGAGTATAGTTTATTTTATCTAAAACTATGCTTAAAAAGTTTAAGAACAAACGGGGTATTAATTAGGCGAGTAGGCAATATGCTTGTACCATACGATCACGTAAAATTAGGGGAATTGACTAAAACAAGCCCCGACACAGTAATGGTTGCAATGAATTTATTAGTTAAAATTGGACTAGTTAAAACGTTAGAAAATGGCGAGTTATACCTAACACAAGTTGAAAATATGATAGGATCGCAAAGCAAAGGAGCCTTTAAAAAGCAGCAACAAAGAATAAGTAAAAGTATGCATTTTATAGAGGTAGGACAAGAGGAGGACAAACGTCCACCAGAAATAGAATTAGAAAAAGAAATAGAAATAGAACAAGATAAAGAACTAGAAATAGAGAAAGATAAAGAAACAGAAAAAAAAGAGCCTAACGGCTCCAATGGTGGGTATGTTGAAGATTTATTTAATCAATTTTGGAAAGCATACCCTAAAAAAATAAATAAAAAAGGCTGCTATAACAGCTTTAAAAAGATTAAAGGCCTAAAAGACGAAATGCCTTTAATAATGCAAGCAATAGAGGCTTTAAAGCTTACTCCAGCTTGGCAAAAAAATAACGGGCAATTTATACCTTACCCAACAACTTTTATTAATCAAGAGCGTTGGAAAGACGACATAGAAAAGCCGTCAATAAATGACAGCTTTGATCCATTTGACTTTTAAGGAGTTTAAGAGAAATGACACAAGAACAAGTTATCATATCAATTAAAAAGCTAAAAGCATATTACCCTTACTTCTATAATAACATATCGAAAGACGACGCTAAAGCAATTGTAGAGGTATGGTTAGAACATTTTGGCAAACTAGATTATGAATATATGCAAGAAGCGCTTAAAAGTTGGGGTGCTTCAAAAGATAAACCGCCAACAATTGCAGATCTTAGAAAGCAAATTGGTAGTTATTATCATAAAGTAGACGATTTATACAGTAGGTCCGCATTAACAGCAGAAGAAAAAGAAAAGTTAGAAGTACAACGCACGTTATTGTGGGAATATTTATGCGGCCGTTGCAGTTAATTAATGTGTCGCTTTGCAAACAAATAAATTAAAATAGTAACGGGGGCTTTAACAATGAGTGTTAAGCAATATAAGTTATTAAATCTATTGTGCGAAAGAGTAGGAATAAAAACTGCAGCTGAATTAGAGAATTTTAAAAGCATTACAAAAATTAGCGACAATGAAGCATTAATAAAGCGACTGGCCTTATATGTGGCTAGTGGCGTAACTTATGAGGAGGTGCTGGAGCATAAACGCATTTACGATCAATTGTAAGTTACCAAGTCTTAACGACTGGATCAAAGCGAATAGATCTAACAAATATCAAGGCGCAAAATTCAAACAAGAAATAGAAGAGGTTATAGGGTGGAGCATTAAGCAAGCCCTAGCCTCTAAAACGCTGCATAAGCCCAAAAATGCGGTTATTTTGCGTTTTTATTGGCACGAACGAACAAAGAGACGTGACGCCGATAATATAGCAAGCGCAAAGAAATTTATATTAGACGCTTTAGTTAAAAACGGCGTACTTATAGACGACGGCCGAAAATATGTAAAAGGCTTTTATGACGTTATTATTGACGATAAAAGCGACTTTGTAAAAGTTGAGTTAATAGAGGTGTAAAAGTGAAAATATATAACAAATTAGTAAGAGATAATATACCAAGCATTATAGAAAAAGATAATAAAAAATGTAATTATCACATAGCAAAAGAAGAAGAACAACTAACATATTTATTTAGTAAATTAAATGAGGAAATATTAGAACTTAAAGCAGCAACAACAAGAGAAGAAGTATTAGAAGAAATAGCCGACATAGAAGACGTTTTAGAAATGATCGCTTTAAAACATAATTGGAATAAAAACGATGTTTATACAAAAAGGCTTAATAAATGCATAAAAAACGGTTGGTTAAAAAAATTTATTATTTTAGATAGTGTAGAAGAAAAATAAATAAAATGTGTCACTTTGTAAACAAAAAACTTGATAATGTAACGTTGTGTGGTATACTTAAATAGTAAGGTAATAACAAAACATACGAAACGGGGAAAAGTAACAATGCAAAGTGAAATTAACAAGTTAAAAGAAATAGGCTGCACCGAAATTGAAACGTTTAAACTGATTAATAACTATGGTTACAAGTTTAGAAAAAGCGGCTTTCAAAACACCCTTTCACATTATTTAAAAGACAATGGCGAAGACGTGAACTACTGGACTATTTGGAACAAAGTATTTACAAGTTTTGAGGACGCAATAGAATTTGTAAGATATTTATAAAAAATAAATATGTAAGACGTGTTAAGCCTCACGTGAAAAAGGCTTATTTCTAATTAAACAATATGTAAAGGAGTGAATATGAGTTCTATTGATATTTACGAAGAAGAAAAAAAGAAAGATAAAGATCATATAGCTACTCCAAGGTGGGTAGTTGAGGAAATTTATAAAATTATTAATATTGAAAAATATAAAAGCATATGGTTTCCTTTTAATCATTATGATAGTGAATTTAAGTTAAAAGCTGACGAATTAAAATTAAAGTATAAAGCTACTCATAAGTTTGACGACTTAGGAAATGACTTTTTTATAACTGATCCACCAGAAGAATGCGATTTAATGATAAGTAACCCACCTTTTAGTATTCAAAATGAAATAATAGAACGTAGTTTTAATTTAATTGATAGAGGGCTTATTAAATCATTTTGTTTGCTGTTACCTTTAGCAACTTTAGAAACTCCAGCACGTGCAAATATGTATGAAAAATACGCTGATAAATTAAGCGTAATTATTTTTAAAAAACGTATAAAATTTTTAGGTTGCAAAGGATCATTTAATAAAGGCTGCTGCTGGATCTGTTACAACGTAGAAGCAATAAAAAATAAATTAAACTGGGTATAAATAGGAGTGAAAAAGGTTGCAAGTAATTGATATTGAGCTAAGCAAACTTAAAGAATATGAAAACAACCCAAGAAACAACGAAAACGCAATAGAAGCAGTACAAAATAGTATAGCTTCTTTTGGCTTTAAAGTACCAATTATTATAGACAACAATTTTTACATAGTGGCCGGGCATACAAGAAGAAAAGCAGCAATAAATTTAGGTTTAAAAACCGTACCTTGTATTATTGCTGACGATTTAACCGAAGAGCAAATAAAAGCTTTTAGGCTTGTAGACAATAAAACGGCTGAACTGGCTGACTGGGACTTTATAAAACTAGAAGAAGAGTTAGCAAGCATTAGTATAGATATGAGCGCCTTTAGCTTTGATATGAGCGAATTATCGAAAGAGTTTGATAGCAACAAAGAAGTAATAGAAGACGACTTTAACGCTGCAGAAGTGGCCGAAGAAATAATAAACCCTATAACAAAGCAAGGCGACATATGGCAGCTTGGCGAGCATAGGTTATTATGTGGCGATAGTACAAACACAAAAGATTTAAAGTTGCTTATGGCTGGTAAACAAGCTGATTTATTATTAACTGATCCACCGTATAATATAAACGTTTCTAATAGTCAAGGAATGACAATTAAAAACGATAATATGAGTAACATACAATTTTATGAGTTTTTAAAAGCAGCCTTTAATAATGCAAACGAAAACTTAAAAGAGGGTGGAGCTTTTTATATTTGGCACGCTGAAAGCGAAAGTTTAAATTTTAGACAAGCCAGTGAATATGTTGGCTGGAAAATAAGACAGTGTTTAATTTGGGTTAAAAATGGCTTTACTTTAGGGCGCCAAGATTACCAATGGAAGCACGAACCTTGTTTGTATGGCTGGAAAGACGGCGAAGCACATTACTTTGTAAATGATCGAACACAAAGCACGGTTATTGAAGATAAGTTAGACGTCAATAAGCTTAAAAAAGAAGAAATGAAAGACTTAATAAAAGAGTTATTGAAAGAAAAAGAAGAAGCAGCGACAACGGTTATTTATGAAGATAAACCATTAATTAATACAGTACACCCGACAATGAAGCCTATTAAATTAATTGCAAAGTTAATCAGTAACAGCAGCCGAAAGAATGAAATAGTTTTAGACATTTTTGGAGGAAGCGGAAGCACATTAATTGCTTGCGAACAATTAAACCGTCAATGCTATACTATGGAACTTGATCCGAAGTATTGCGACGTAATTATTAAACGTTGGGAAGAACTAACGGGCAATACTGCCAAAAGATTAGAGGCATAACGCCTCATATATTTGGAGGGTTTTATATGAAAATTGTAATTAATGCGGGGCATACTAAACGAGGCGTAGGAACTGGAGCAACTGGGCTATTAAACGAAAGCAAAGAAACACGCAAAATAGCTTATGAATTAATGAAGTTATTAGCCGATACCACCCACGAAATAACACCAGCCGTGTATGATGTAAGCAGCAACAACCTAAAAGCAGCCGTTGCAGCTGCTAATAATAACAATGCTGATCTATTTGTAAGTATTCATTTAAACTCTGGAGGTGGTAAAGGGTGCGAGGCGTACACTTGGAAAGGATCTAAAACAACGCAAGCTGTAAAGGTATGCAATAATTTAGCAGCTTTAGGCTTTGTTAATAGAGGAGTTAAAGACGGATCGAATTTATATGTAATTAAAAATACAAAGTGCAATGCTTTATTAATTGAGGTTTGCTTTGTTGATAATAAAGCAGACTATGACTTATTTAAAAAAGTAGGGTATGAGGCTATAGCAAAAGCAATTTATAACTCAATTAACTAAAATGTATTAAAAAATAAATATGTTAAATATCTTAAAAAATAGACTTTATTAAAATGCTTTAAAACTAATAATAAATGGCTTAAAACCGCATTATATAGCCTATTTTGGACTAATATTTGAGATTTTAAAGCAAAGTAAAGACTTAGTAAGAAATTTAACAAAATGTAGGTTATAGAACATTTTAAGAAAGAAAGAGAGGAAACAAGAAAATGAGAAAACCAAACATTTATTTAACAAAAAAGGTAAGAAGAAATTTAGAATTAAAAGAACGTAAAGCCACAAGAGGGGCAAAAAGTTTTAAAGGCAAAAACCTTTTTACTAAATTAACAAAAGAAGAAAGAGCAGAATTAAAAGAAAACAAACGAAATGCAAAAGTAGAACGTAAAGCACAATTAAGAGCGTTAAAAGCAAAAAAACGTGCTGAACGCCAAGAAAGAAAACAACAACATAAAAGCAAATAAGGGAGGTTTTTAACCTCCTTTTTGTGTCATTATGTTAGCATTATAATAAAAAAGTTAACAAATTCATTGCGTTATAAAATGTTATTGTGGTAAAATATGGGTGAGGAATTTATAAGCTTTAAAAGTAGGTGGTAATATGGCTGACAGTAAACGAGGCGCAAAAAATCGTTACGAGCGAGACGTAAAGCCTTATTTAGAAGAAATTAATAGAAAAGTACGTCAAGGCGTAACCGAAGCTGCTATAGCACAAGCGTTAGGCATAAGCGTTGCGACTTTAAGCAATTATAAAAATAAATACCCAGAATTTAAAGACGCTTTAAGTAAAAATAAAGGCGTGGAAGTATTACAACAATTAGTTAATGCGGGCATTAAAGCTGGTACTGGTTACTTTGAAAACAACGAAACTACAACCGTTATTATTGACGATAATGGAAAACCCAGCAAGAAACAAAAGGTAGTTAATAAAGTTTGGTACCCGCCAAACCCAGCATTAAATAAGTTTTATGTTTTAAACTTTGGTAAAAATGAGGGCTATAACAGCGAACCATTAGATTATGAGCTAAAGAAAGCACGTCAAGAACTAGACGAGGCTATACGAAAAGCCGAAAACTGGGACATTGATCTTGACGACAAATAGAATTTTTAGAAGAACCCAAAAAAAGAGGAGGTTAAAATGGCATTTTATGTTTTAGACGAAAACAATAATAAAGTTGAGGCTTACGACAAAGAGGGCGTATTAGCAGTATTAGAGCAAGCCATAGAAAACGGCAGCTTAGCACAAATAACAGCTAATAGTGCTTTTGTTACAAAGCTTAAATGTTGCGTTGGTGGAGGCACTTATAAAATGGCCTTTATTACACAAGCAAAATATAACGAGCTAAAAGCAAATAGTCAATTATCAAGTGATACATTTTATTGGATCACTGACGACACAACTTGTGAAGAAATAAACAACGCATTAACAAGCATTAATAATGATATTACAAGCATTAATAATAGGTTGGACGCTTTAGGTTTTAAGAGTGGCGTTTTTGTTGTTAGTGGCGTAAGCGCCGAATTAATAAGCACTAACAGTTTGAAAAAGCAAGGAAAATATGTAATTGCTAGTTTAGAATTAGTTAGCACAACAGCACTTAGTAATTTAGCAATTAGCGTGCCAAGCGATTTTAAACCAAAAGAAAACACAAAAGTTAGAGTAGGTTATTTAAATAGTCTTGGCGTTCAAAATTATAATGATTGTACTCTTAACACGAATGGTATTTTAAATAATATACCAACTGGAATAGTGGCGTTAACAATTAAAAATGCGGGTTGGGAGGTTAGTTAGTATGGCATACTTTAACGGAAAAAAAGTAATAAGCATTTTTGGCGGTATGCAAAAGCCAGAAGAATACGGAATAGTTAATATGACTAACGTAACATATGATCCAACAACAAAGCTTTATGTTAAAGAGCCAACAGCTGGGAAAGTCTTTAAAGATATTGAGTTACAAAAAGACATTTATTTAATACCTAGTAATATCAAAAAAGGCGTAAAAATTGAGGGTGTTACTGGAACTTACGAGGGAACAAGTTCAACAATAAGTACTAGTGTTGTGACAATAAACCCAACTGGCGAAGATTGTAGAGGCTATTATACGGGCGTAAGTGCTAATAATAGTGTATTTACTGATTATGTAGATCTTAGAGCTGGCGACGATAGCGTAAATATTGATGTTGTTACTAATTCAATAATAACATTTACGGGAATGGTTCCAACTACAATTGCTGGATCTTACGAGTTAGTAGCTGGTGGCGGCAGCAGTGACTATTATGTTATATATCAAATTAAAGGTAATGTAGCATTTTATTTTGAATAA